GGAAGGATGGTGGCGTTAGGGTCCTCACTGTCAACCTTCCTGACGTCTGCCGTGAAGCCAGAGCCACGGCAATCTCCGCAGCCGGCGGGCGGCTGACTGTGCTCCTTCTTGCCCCACATTACTGTACCTCCGGATCAATCAGATCAGCATCGAAGTCCTTGCAGCCGAAGTCACACAACCCGCAGCCGCCCTCACGGCGGATCTCCCCTGCCAGCTCACGGGCGTGATCATTCAGGATTTGCTCAGCGAGTCCCGGAAAGCCGGAACCGATGATGCCTTTGAGCTGTTCCAGTGCGCTCATTACGGCCTCCATTCCGGGTCAATCAGATTGGCACACCCACTCATTGCCCGATAGTGGACATCGTCCGGGTCGTACCTGCAATCATCACGCAGCCTTCGAATCTTCTCTGCCAACTCGCCGGCCACGGCGTCATACAGCTCTTGCGCCAGAGTTGCCGCCTGGCCAGGAGCGAACTGTGACGCCTGAAGGGCAGTTGAAATCTTCTCTCGGGTGTCCATCAGTCCTCCCTGAAGGTGCCGCAGTTCGTGCACTTGCTTCCGTACCGCCCTGCGTCCCAGTCTCGAACGAGGCAGGGCTTGTCGCAGCATGCTTCACTACTCACTGTCTTCTCCCCAAACATCGATTGCCATTCCTTCACTGACTCCCTGCCCGTTCTTGAAGAGTAGGCCAACCAGTTCCTTCTCTTCGATCAGGCAGACCTTGGGGTCTGCCGACATCGTGAAATACTCACGAGCTGTCGGGTCGTTCGGGCCGAACCTGTTCTTCACGGTGGCCACGTCCAGCGTACCCTTCGCGCCGTCACCCCACAAGGTGAGGATCAGGGCGGGAAGCTGGTTGGCCTTCCCCATGATGGCACTGCGTGGAGGCGGTGCACCAGCACTCACCGATTCAGAAGTGTGGTGAGCAATCGTGATGGCGGTCTGGTGGTCCCGAGCCATCTCCTTCAGCTCGGACATTACACCCCAATAGTTCTGCTCGGACACTCCGTCGTAATCGACATCCATCAAGATATCGATGATGGTGTGGTGGGGGTAGGTTCCCTTGATCTCCCTGAAGGCGTCAGCTTCCATTCTGAGGTCATCGATTGAAGGGCTTGACCGGAAGGACCAGCGCACGTGCTCAAAGGCCTTCAGGGCGGCGTAGGCGGTCTCGGATTGAGCCATGACGGCGAACTCTGACTCGCTTGTCGGGTCACCCGTCACCATGCTCAAGACTCGGCTTGCCATGGTGAAGTCGTCGGAGTCTGAGGAGTGATACAGGGTGGGCACTTCCGTGCCCATGTTCTTGACCAGGTTCAGGAGAAACGTCGTCTTCATGGAGCCGGGCGGGCCGGCCACCATATTGACCGTACCTCGCCTGATGGCCATCTTGCGCTGATCGAAGATGGGGTATGGGGAGGGGAGTGGCTCTCCTGCGGAGACACCACGCATTACCGTGCGGTGAAGCGTCTTCACTCAGTCCACAACCTCTACCTGAACAATGCGCCTCCAGGGAATAAAGACGAACCTCCCTTCAGTGGAGAAGGTCAAGCCCAGACCCTTGCCGTCAAGGAGCTTTTCGATGACGCCCAACCTCTCCATCGGGTTCACCTCAAACCTCGTGAGCATGGCGTCATTGGAGCCAACGCCAGATTTGTGCCAAATTTCGATTCGCATTCTTCCTCCTCAAGGGGGAGGGCGGGGCCTTGTGGGGCCCCGCCCGGGAGAGAAATGTTACTTCTTCGGGAGGTTCAGCGCCTCTCGAAGCTCTGCGTTATCCTTGTCGCTCTTGGAGTGACGGTCGATAACCTGACCGGCCGCCTTCTTCTCCGCATCCGTCACCGGATGGATGACCAGGATCTTCTGGGGCTTATGACTCACTCGGCCACCAGGAACTTGAAGCGGAAGTGCTTGCGCTTGCCGGAGACCAGAACCAGCTTCTTGCCAACGGTCACGCCAGCCCCGAGAGGCTGGCCGAACTCCTTGGTGGCGGTCTTGACGGCCTCGATCTGCTCCTTGTCGTAGGCGCTCATCTCGCCCTCAGAGCCGTCTTCCCACTTGACCGGGAAAACCAGGTCCTGAAGGGGGAAGGAGTTGTCAACCTTGTCGGGCTCGAAGTCTCCCTGGAGCTTCATGCCCCACTTGCCGTCCTGCTGAACCATGAACTTGTACTTCTTGCTGGTCCAGTCCTTCTGCTGACGCCAGAACGGCTCGCCGGTCATGACGGCAAGGTGCGCGTCACCTTCCTCGTTCCACTTGGGGCGAAAGCCGGCCGGCTCATCGCTACCGAACAGATCCTCAAACGTCGCCATGCTTCACCAATCAATTTCAGTGGCCACAGACTTGGCCTTCTTGTCATTTTCCCATGGCTTGGGCTTGCTCTCCTGGTCGGACGCTGCCCACGGCACCACCGCCCACGGGGCGGGCTCTTCACTGATCTTAGTCGCTCCGAAGCCTTGTGTCAAGAGGTCTTCGGCCAACCGCTGAATGTCCTCCGGACCATTGGCGGCCGCGTACTCAAGATCCTCGCGTGACAGCTCCTCGTCTTCAAGGTCCTCGCGTGACAGTTCCTCGTCCTCAAGATCCTCGCGTGACAGCTCCTCGTCCGGCTCGACGGGCGCCAGAGGCGCCGGCTCCGAAGGTTCCTCCTTGCTCTCCTTGTAGGCCTGAAAGGCCTCAGCCTCAGCCTCTCGGAACTCGGTCACGGCCTCAACGTATGATTCGGCCAGCTCCTTGAACGTGGTCTCGTCTGGAACTTCGGCCCTCACTTCGACGTATCCGTACTGGATCGCCTTGCTCGGAACCCTGAAAACAACCTCACCCATGGGTCCTCCTTATCCTTGCGGGGACTCCGCGAATCTCTGACAGGTAGAAGAACGAGTCAACGTCATTGGTGGACAGCGAGAAGTCGTCCGGAATCCTCTTCCAGTTACCGTCAGAATCCTCGAACTCAACAACCCCCGTCGCCGCACAACTATTGAAGTGCTCCCGAGCAATCCAGTTCTCGTACTCCTGATTACTTACCACTCCTCCTCCGTGTCTCCGAAATCAAGGCAGCGTTCGTGATGGGGGTTGTCGTAGGAATCGTACGTCTCTTCACCGAGCCCGATGGACTCCTCACAGAAGTCACAAATCTTCTCGGATTCCACCGGTTCCATTCGGTCGTACCAGTCTTCGGTCATGGCACGTAGTACCCCCTGTTTCCATACTGATCGCTGAGAACAATCGAGTCCTTAACGACTTCGACCTCAACGCCATTGCGACGGATCTCGCCGATAGCATAGTCGAGATCCTGATAAGCCTCAGTGATGAGCCCCGGAAGGGGCTCAGAAGGGGAAGCCTTCTTCTCCTGCTCGGTCATAGTACTCCGCTCTATCCGTGTGTCCTGCGTTAAGCAGGCAATTGTCTTGCTGAAAGCACATCCTGCACTGGAAGCCAGCGTTGGTCTTGTAGACCTTGGCCTTCATCTGATCGTACACGTCCTGGTACTTCTTGCCAACCCTAGCGGGATCGACCCCGGAGAGACCGATTGGTCGCGCGGAGGAAGAAGCAGGATTGAGCATCAGGAACAGGCCCTTATCAATGTCTTCGAGTAGTCCAGGGAAGCGTGGGCTACCTGCTGCCAACAACGCCCGATAGGTCTCAAGCTGGAAGTTGTTCTTGGGCTTCTGCTTGCCGGTCTTCCAGTCGCCAAGGATCGGTCCGTACTTCTTGTGTTCACCAACGACGTCAACAAATGCCTTGACGGGAATCTCCAGACCGGGAAGGTTTCCCGTCACGTCAAGCTCGACATGCCAGATGTCTATCTTGTCCAGGAAATCAAGGGCCTTCTCGAAGCAGTCCTTGACCTGCTGAAGAGCCTTGTCTTCGACTATCGGATTATCGGCCGGCCCTCCGGCCAGCCACTTGGACATGTCAGGCTCGACAAGGAGTTGCTCACGAACCAACTGGTAGAAGTACCCCTCGGCAGAAGGCGTGTAATCCCTGCCGGGAAGGGAAACGTAGTCCTCGATCATCTCGTGTACCGCTGAGCCGATCGGAAGATACCACGTCTGCTTCTCTTCAGCCCCCCGGAGCTTATTCAGGTACCAGGAGCGAGGGCAGTCGGTATAAGACTTCCACTGGGAATAGCTGATGTGTGGGAGTAGATGATTCATACCCCCATTATATCAGGCGAGAGCCTTCAGGGTCCTCTTACTCCGTCGCCGACCAGCCAACCTCTTGCAGGGTCGGCATTCCCCGGAGGGGTTCCAGTCGGCGAAACCGCACACCTTGTGAATCCCCTTGAGCTTGGTCACCCGAGCAGCCTCAAGAGCCCAAGGTGTACTGGCCTTTCGCTCCGCTTCCTCTTCGGCGACAGCGGCAGCCATCTCGTCTCTCTCCACCTTGCGGCAAAGGCCGCAAGACTTACGATCAGGACGAAGTCTATGCCCTTTCTCGCAGGTCCTGTTGAGGGCCCTGAACTTCTCGATGGCCTTAGCTGCCCTTCCGGGCAGCCTTCCACCCCGAACGGTCTGAGCTGAATCCTCGCGACGCTTGGTAGCGTCGCAGAGATCAAGTACGGGACAAGATGCACAGTAACCCAAAGCTACTTCATACATAGCTTCCATCACCATGACATCCCAAGAGTTGTCACCAGTGTACTGAGGGTGATCCTTGTCTACATAGTCAAAGATCTCAGGAGATGCAGCCCGACAGGCTGCATCCTTCTTCCACTGTGGATCAATGATCTCCATGCCTTTTCCTCCCTAATTCTTCCTCCGCATAGTAGTCAGCCCCCCGAAGGGGCTGACCTAGGACTATGACCACGTGGCCCTATGGCCACGCAGTTCACTGAATACAGACTTCTCCTTAAACCTTAGCCCTTGAAGCCGCCCCCTTTCGGGGGGGCGGAACAAGATTGACCATCTTTAGACCCCTTAAAGGCAGTGTAATCAGAGGGGTCTGGGGTGTCAAGGGTACAGGGGTGTGAGCTGCCTCACATGACTCTATGAGATCTTTCGGATACCCCGAGTGTGTCCCTGGTGAGCTCGGGCTTGGTTCATCGGCTTCCCGGTGGTCAGCTCTTCCTCGTTGCTACCCCAGCCGCTTGAGGCGGCTGGCAGGGTTACTGTGCGCCCCCCTGCCAGCCTTTCGGTCAGCTCATGGGTCTTGCACTCAGGATGCACCCAGGAGCCCAGGAGAATGGCGATCTCGTCCCCCCTGGACCACTTCACGCCGCAGAGTTTGCACTTGCCGCCACGCTTGGACTTCACAGCCCTCCCTCGCGTGAGGCGTCGTTCCGCAGGGCGGCATGAGCCGCCCAAGCCTTCTGCGCCAGAGTCAACGGACCCTCGTCCCCGGCCGCCTCTTCGAGCAAGTCAGAGGCCGCAGCTAGGGCGAACATGGTCGGTG